ACAGAATGCAATCCGTGAAGCCGTTGCCGCCGGTGAGCGTTGGGGTATCGAGCCGGCATCCGTTCGACGACAGCTTGAGCAAGGCCTTCAACGCGAGGAGGAGGCAGTTAGGAACGCTGCTCAGGGTACACAAGTTAGCCAACCAGCCGCCGGGGAGCCTGGGCCTGCGTCTGCCCTTGCCGGCCGCGGTGCGCCCGGTAGTGACAAGCTGAAGCAGCAGGCGTTCCAGGCGGGGATCGACTACACCCACATCGACCAGCTCGCCAAGCAGATGATGGATGAGGACGCCGATGCCGTCAAAGACCACAACGGCTTCCTCCGCGAGACCAGGGAAATGCTCAAAGGCCACGGCAAGCTTCTTGCGCTTGAGCGCTACGAGGACCCGTCACACGTCCCCGGCTTGGACGAGGCGGCCGACCATTGGGAAAAGCGCCGGCCCGACAAGGTGGTGCGCGCGGGTCTCAAAACGACCGACGTGCTTTTCGACCATTTGAAGAAAGGGAACTGGCAACCGCTGACCAAGGAGGACGCTTACGCGGATGCCTTCGACATGCTTGTCGCTCAGAAGGAGAAGAACGATGCGGCCAATGAAGCCCAAGGCCTTGGGCATTCGCCAGCCGCCATTGGCGAGGCTATACAACGCGGCGAAGCGGATGGGGTTTCTCAAGCAAATGCGGCAGCACAAGTTGGGCCGGAGGATTTCCCCTTCGGTGCCAACGTCCCCGGTCCTGCCGCACCAGCAGCCGGAGCAGCCCCCGGCGCCCCAGGCGGGGCTGCCGTTCCAGGGCCAGCCGGAGCAGCGCCTGCTGGCCCAGGCGCCGCAGGGGACGCAGCAGTCAACGGAGCCGTCCGAAACTTCTTCACAGATGAACGAGGAACCCTTGACCTAGATGCGCTCCGCCGCTTCGGTGGGCAGATGTACGACAAGATCGCTCGCACGGCACAGGCCGTTTACGACGAGGCCCGCAAGTACGAAGGCCGCATCTTGCCCAAGACGCGCCGCCTCGATGTCGATGTCGCAAACAAGCTGGCCATCGCCAATGCGGCCAATGAGTACGCTCGGCGCGCTGGCTTGCAGCAGATCGACCAAGTAATGGGCGAGATGAAGACGGAGGAAGATGCAAAGCGGGTTGGGGGCGTCCGCGTTGAGCGGCAACTGCGCCACAACCGCTTCGTGCGGATGGGCGAGGCGGAGCAAGCCACAGCGGCCGCCCAGCGGCTCACTGACCAAGCGGCTCAGGAAACGAACAACGACAGGCGGCGCACGCTCCTGTCCCAAGCGAAGGCTGCGACCGACAGGGCTTCCGATCTCCACGAAGGAGCCTTGGCGGTGAACACACTGATCGGCAAGGACTGGTCGCCTTTCAAGACGGAGGACGACTACCGGCAGGCTTTGAACGACCCGAAGGTGCAGGCGGCCCTCCAGCGCTTCACGCAGTTCGTCGTACCCGGCATGAACGACCGCTTCCAGCGCGCCCAGGGCATGGCCGCCAACGAAGACATCAAGAGCAAGTACCAGATTCCCGGCGATCCGACGAACTTGAAGCCGGTGTTTCCCGGCGAGAAGTTCGCCGATGGCAAGGTCTTCATGCCGAACGAGAATGATGCCAAGGTCGCGCCCGATGCTCAGGTCGGCGGCCCGGGCCAAGGCAACCTGAACGCCATGAAGGCGAAGAAGCTTGTGTTCTCCAACGAACAGACGGGCTCGGCGCCGGCTTACGAGACGGACATCCGGGAGATCATCACCAACAGCATCCGCCGGGGGGAGCGGCTCGCCGCGCTGGCCGACTTCTACCGCACGGCCGCCGACCCAAACAAAGGCTTGGGCGTTTGGGGCAGACCGGGCCAGCAAGTGACCATCGGTGATCAGAAGGCCAAGGAAGTGCCCAACGTGCGCCCGCCGGCTGGGACCCAAGCCGCTGAGCGGGGCGAAACGTCTTTCTATGCCCATCCTGATATGTATGGCGAACTCCGGCAAATCCTAGCCACGGACGAGCCGATCAAGTATCCCGGCATCTCCATCCCGGCCAACATCTTGACCGCCGCCTCCATCGGCTCCGGCGCCGAGGTCCTGCCCCACCTGCGGAACATCCTGACCATGCTCATGAAGCCCGGAGTCTCCTGGAACATCCCCCATCTCCTGACGACCGGCTACAAGGTCATCTCTGGCGATCCGGCAACGACGGAGAAGATCGTGGAACTCGCACGCATCGACGCCATGCGTGCCAAGACGGAGGACGGCGGGGCGATCTCGCGCCTGATCCCCGGCATGGACCGCTTCAAGGCCTTCGATCCCACCTACTGGATGTCCCGTTTCTTGGAGACGGCCGACACGACCATGCGCCTGCATGCCGCCGAGGGCTTCAAGACGCTGGGCGAGCGCTATGGCGTGCCGCAAACCGAGGAAGGCTTGCGGGACTTTGTGAACCAGATCGGCAACTACTCGAAGGGGACTCAGCCCAAGCTGATCCAATGGCTCCGGGAATTGGGACTTGGCCCGTTTGCCACGGCCGGCTCGAACTATTGGGTCCAAGGCCTGCGCGGCATGCTGCTGGCTCCGGGCGTGGAGGCGGGTTCCTGGAAGGCTGCCGTGGGCATGCGGGCGGAGATGCTGGCGAAGACGGTGGCGGTCCTCGGCACGGTCGGCCTGGCCAATTACGCTCTCTGGAAACGGATCGACGGCGACGACTCGACGCCTCTTGGCGCCGTCAAGATCGGCCAAGGCAATGGGCGGACGCAGTACCTTGACCTCTCCGGCCTCGTTGGGCTGACTCGCGGGATGCGGGAGACGGGCATGATGGCTTTGGCTCAAGGGAAGCGCCAAGGTGCGACCGGCCCGGAGATCGCCGATAAGGCGAAGGACGATGTTGTCCAAGGCCTCCTTCATCCGGCCTTCGGTCCTCCGGGTCAATTCGTCTGGACAGGGACGACGGGCAAGAACGTCTTCGGTGAGCAGATCGCCCCGCAAGCCAAACAAGGCTCCCAGGCTTACCAGAATCTCATTACAGCCCTTAAAAATGCCAACCCGGCCGTTGGCGTGTTCATGGGCGCAAACCGGCCGGTGGGGGCAAAGCCGCAGACGGCGGGGGAGAAGGCTTGGGGGTTCTTGGGGCCGTTTGGAGTCAAGTCTGCCAAGCAGCGGTCACTGGCTGAACAAGAAGCACTTCAGAAGAGATGGCGCCAGGCGAGGACGATCCCCGCCCGGCGCTGATTGCCGCAGCGAGGCAGTGCGTTGCCACAGCTCCGCTCCGCTAGGCTCAGCCTCCGCCTTGCCGTGCTGGGCCAATGCTATGCGTTGGTGCGCCCTGCCTTTGCTTTGCCTCTGGCTGCTGTGCCATGCCATAGCCTGGCAAAGCTCTACCGCAGCCGTGCACCGGATCGCTCCGCAGTGCCGTTGTAGAGCCTAGCTCAGCTTCGCATCGCCCAAGCTGCGCAAGGCCTTGCTTTGCCGCAGCGCGGCTTCGCTTTGCCGCTGCCCCGCTCAACGCCGCTATGCCTCAGCTTCGCACCGCCAGACTACGCATCGCCAACGCCGTACCGCACGCTGCCCGCGCGGGGCACCGCATTGCGTCGCCCCTGGGACGCCATGCCGGACTTGGCTGTGCCGCTGCGCTGACGCGCTCCGCAATGCCTTTGCCCCGCTGCGCGCTTCGATGCAGTGCCAGAGCATCGCCTCGCTGTGCCTCGGCCGAGCGTTGGAGTGCTCTGCCATTGCTGGACTCGGCCCCGCTTTGCCGTGGCAGCGCTGGGCCGTGCATCGCCTCCGCTGTGGTGCGCCCGGCTTCGCCTTTGCAACACCGAGCTGAGCCCTGCCTGTGCCACGCGATGCGAAGCTACGCCTTCGCCTTCTTCATCGGCTTCCGATCCGGCTCGTCGCCTTCCAACTCCAGGTAAACCACTTCAAACCTTCCGTGGCCGCCGGTCCGCCATTGGCCGATGCCGATCAGCGTTCCGTACTCTAGGATGTCCAGGAGCATGTTCCGCGTGATCCGCACGCCGGTCGCCTTGAACACCTTGATCTGGAAGTCGATCTCGGTGTCGGTCGGCACAACGTCGCTGCGAACCACGGTCACGCGCGGCCCCTGAGCGGTCTGGGCGCGCAAGCTGCGTTCCAGGCTGCTAGTCACATGCGGCAACCTGATCTTCCTGGGGAAGACGAAGACGTAGCGCTTCACCTTGTCCTGAAGCTGCTTGACGTTCTTGTCACCTTCGCCCCATTCCTTCAAGGCCCTGGCCGCCTCGCACAAGAAGCCTTTGACGGCGTAGTCGAACAGGAACGGCCCTTCCTTGTCGGTGTGGAATCCGGTCCATCCCTTTTCCTCGATGTCCTCCAGGGATTCCTCCTCCTCGGCGATTGCGATCTCGACTTGCATGTCGGTCGCCTCCTTGCCGCTGGCGAGCGGGACGCCTTTGGCGGCTTCCTTGACAATCATCTCGCGGGCCTTCGCGGCGATGTGGGACTTGTAGACTTCCGGGTTCTTGGGGACGGTGCCGAGCAGGTCCTCGGTGAACCGGATGCGGCAGTTGTACTTCTCGATCTCAAGGGACATGGTGAAACCTCGCTTGTTGGGGTTAAAGAAAAGGAACACTTTGCTTTGCCGATCTGAGCAATGCCGCCGCAAAGCTTGGCGTGGCCGTTGCGTTGCAGGACGTGGCAATGCCGGCGCGCAATTCATGCCTTTTGAGAATCCCATTTCGCCCACCCGTCATTCGGCTTCCAGTTCCCGTCCTTGTCCTTCATCTGGGGGAACAGCGCGCCTTCGGGCTGGCGCCGCTGGCCAAACCTGAATTCGGCACCGCAAGCCAGACAGGAGGCTTGGTAGTACTTGTTCCCGTCCTTGTCTTGCCGGACGGTGTAGGCTATGGCTGTCTTCTGGCAGAGGCCGCAGGTTTCGTGCCCGTGGAAGACTTCCTCCAGCCGGGCCAGGTTCTCAAAGACCTCCGCCACCGTCTGGCCCTCCGCCTCCAGGATGGTTGTGGGGCTAACCTTGCGTTGAACCTTCATTGCCTTTCCCTCAGAAAAGCCCAAGCTGCGAACCCAGAGCGGAGAGCGCACCGACCCCGTTGCCGGGGCCGGTTCTGCGAAACCCTGGAGGGAGCCGCGCCCGCCTTGGCCTGGTTGTTTAGGGACGTTACCAAGGTCGCCGTCACGTCCTAACGATGTGCGGACCGTACGTCGTCACCCTATCCGCAGCACCGGGGCGAAAGCATCGGAAAAAGCCCACCACGGCCCGTTCTGGGCACATGCCGGCCGGTGGCACCGGCGCCGGGTTCCTGCCGGCTCAGATCAGGTTATCAGGAAAATTTGGTGAGCACACCCAAGAAGTGCTTGACAAGAAGGGAACCCTTGAGATACGCTCAAGGACGTTCGTGTTCCCTTTCCTGTCACGCTCCTTTCATCGGATGGCTCGGGCCGGGACTGACCACCCGGCCTGGGCTTTTTAAGCTAACGCATCTTTGATTTCCTCCCAATCGCTCGGCCGCCAAACCCTGGTGTCCAACCCGCACAACTTCAGCCCATCAAGCCAAGCTTGCTGTTGTTTGGTGAGCCTGGCACCGACTTTCAACTCGGCAGCGATTATCCTCCCCGTCCTTGCGTGAATCAAGATTAAATCGGGAAATCCGGCGCCGTCGGCCTGCACGGGTGTCATGTACTGGACTCGCCCGTTCGCCTTGGCGACCTTGACGCTGCGGAAGTGGGCCACCTTCCAGCCGTAGAGTCGGGCCAGCGCGATCACTTGGCTTTGGAATGCGTCCTCGGTGATCTTGGGAAGCCCTTTCATCAGCAAGACCCCTCTCGGATTTTGTCCCGGATGCGCTCAACCGTCGTGTGCCGCAGCCGGGCCAGCAAGCGTTGCATAAGGCCGCGAGTACCTTCCGTGTGAATGGCTGCATGGCAGTCGCTGCATAGCCCCATCAAATTCCAAAGATGGTCGAGCCGATTGACTCCTTCGAGGCCGCGACCCAAAACATGGTGCGCCTGACAGCCATAGGGCGTCGGTTGGCCGCACAGCTCGCAGCAGGGGCGACGGCGGACCCATTTCAGCGGATGCTCGGTGATCTCATTTGGCAGCGGCTCCCGTCTGCTCAGTTTTCTTTTGGCCATTTGTGCCTTCTTGCGGCGGAATGCCCGCTGAAGCGAGCTTGTGAAGGATTTCCTCGACACGTTTGAACGCCTGCCGGATACGCAAAGCCAGTTCGTGGTCTCTTGGGCCGTCTTTGTCCAGGCGCGGGCTGTTGACGTAGGCCTCGGCGATCAGGCCGTGGAGCTGGTCACGGGCTTCGATCAGGAGTTCGCGCCGGTTCATCGCAGCCTCCGGTGCTGGGCGGCATGGGGGCAAGTGGCGAAGTGGCTGGTGTAAAGCTTGTCGGGATAGTCGGCGAACATATCGCCTTCCTTCAGCACTTGCGCCCGGCCGTTGATGATGCCGATCTTGCCTTTGGGGTCCTCCTCGATCATCATCATCCGCCCGTGCACTGTCTGCGCCCACCAAACTTCTTTGCCGCAGCTTTTGCACTTATCCCGCCGCATAACAGGCCTCCGCTATCAAGTCTTCCTGGGCAACGTCCGCGACGCGCCGGTAGATGTCAACGGAATCCTTGGGCATCCAGGGCCAGTTCCGATCCGGCCATTGCCAGTGGTGCTCTTGAGCGAACAGAGCCTCGAGCTGGGCGAAAGTCGGCCGCCGGTTGGGATCGGCCTTGGTCGGGCCGCTGCGGTACTTGACGAAGCGCGCCCAGTCCGCCGGTCCTCGGTTGCTCTTGCAGACCGGCCGCTTGCGGAAGATGTCGCCGGCTAACTCAACCATGCGGCCGTCCGTGGTAATGACCGGCCGCGTTGGCTTGTGGTCCTTGCTATCCCACCCGCACGATTCGCAGTGTCCGCGCACGAGGATCAAAGCGCATTCGGGGCAGCGGCGCGGCTCGACTTCGTTCAGCCAGCAGCACTCTTTGCAGATCGGACCGCCGACAAGGGGGCTGCCGCAGCGGGCGCAGAGCTTTTGCCGGAGCCGATCGGCGCGGACTCCGCAGACGGCACCGGCGTTGAATCGGAGGTCCCAAATTCGGTCGCTGTTGAGGGACCCGTGCCGCCACCAGTTCCCTCCGTGGTCCTGAACGGTAACGCCTTGTAGGCCAGGGTAAGAACGCAGCACTCGCCCTCCAGACTGCAAGTAACTTTGGACAGAACCGTAGACGGTGGCAAAAACACAGTGACCGAGCCAAGGGGCGTCCACACCTTCGCGCAGGACGAAACGATTGCAGATAACGGCGCATCGGCCATTCTTGGAGTCCTCCAAAAGTGTTTGACGGGCTTCAGGGCTGGCTTTGTAGGCCCGGCCCTCGCGCCAGATGTCCTCGCCGTCGATATGGGCGGCGCTGATACCTTTCTTGCAGAATTGCCCGGCAATCCAAAGGCTTTCCTGGACGCCCGGACCGAAGACGATGCTGGCCCGGTGTTCGGGATTGATCCTCTCGAACCAGGTCCAGATGCGGCCAAACAGGGCGTCGGGGTTGCCCATCGCCTTGCGCTGCTGGTTCTCGCTCAGGTCCTCGCCCAGCCGCAGCTTCTTGAACTGGCGCATGTCCGGCTCGTCCGGGCCGAAGTGCCGGGCTGGCACAAGCGCGCCGCATTCCCGAAGCTCGGAGTTCGTTCCAGCCACGACAAGGCGCTTGTAAAAATGGCCAAGATCAATCGGCGTGGCGGTCGGCCCGACGACGCAGTGACCTCGGCTGACGTGCCATTCCAGCAACTCCAAAGCCGCGCCGGTCGCATTGGCGTGGGCTTCATCGGGAACGACCAGGCATCGGCCGCCGTCGCCGTGGGGCGTCCAAAGCTTCCGTTTGAGCAATCTCTGGCGTTCGGTGGGAATGGAGCTGATCTGCACGGCGGCTTCGAGGTCCTCGTCATAGCCGGCGGCGCGGGTGCCGAAGCTGATTCCGGCGTCGGTCAGGACGGCGCGAAGCTGCTCCACCAATATGCGGCGATTCGTGTAGACCACGACCTGCAGCCCCGACGGGGCAAGGCATCGGATCAATTCGCAGATGATCCGCGTTTTCCCGCCTCCGGTTGGAGAGGTTAGGCAAATGCGCTGCTCGCCCTTGCCCATCAGGAGGAGGACCTCGGCGACAGCTCGGCTTTGGTGCGGCCACAGCTCAGGCATCGTCGTCCCCGTTGTTGGTCCCCGACTTGTTTTTGCGGACGCGAACCTTCTCCAGCGCCTCCAGCGTCACGGTCTTCCCGTCGTACTCGTAGCTCGTCAGGCCGTTTTCGTGCATCAGCCTGGTCAGCTTCTCCAGCGCTTCGGCCTCGTCTTTCTGCTGGCCCATCCGATTGTCTCGCAGCTCGACATAGACATCGGCTGCGTCGTCGATCTCCGGGATGCTAGGCGGCTCGGTACCCGGAATGAAAGCCTGCCGCTTACGTTTGGCCATTTTTGTTCTCCTTTGCTCGTTTCAACATGATCTCGAATTGTGCGTTCAACTCTGACAACAGGCGACGGATTGTTTGGTAGAGCGGGTCCGCCTTGAAAGCGCCGTCCACCAGCGAGTAATCGTCAGGCGCCCGTACCACATAGCCCAAATGCTTCTTAAAATCCTTCGTGTCGAACCCGGCTTCCCGGCCTTGGGCTTGCTTCGCCGCGTTGCTTTGGGCATTCTCCCGCAGCAGCTTGCACATCATGCAATCGGGCAGTTCGCCGAACTTGCGGCACTTTCGGCAGAGCAATCCCTTGAACTTGCCGCCGGGTTTGGCCGGCTCGGCTGCTCGGCCGCGATTCAACTCATACCAGCGCTTGCAAGCGTCGCCGATGGTGCCGAGGCGCTGAACCTCGCCGGGCGGGAGCGCGGCGCACCTTTCGTAGTTGTGGGCCTGCGTTCGCTTGATTCCCATCGCGTCCAGCTCGCCGCCCCATTCGCCGGTCGGAACGCAGGGTTTCATGTCCCGCAGCATGCGGCCGACGCGGCAAGCGTCGTCCAAATTGTGCTTGGCCCGCTGCTTCATCTGCCCGACCAAAGCGGCGATGGCTCTGCGCAGCTCCTCGCGGTTGGACGCGGCTGGGCGGACAATCGCAGCCGGTTGCAGGTCGTCGTTGAGCATGGAAGGAAGAAGGCGCCCACTCCCGACGTGCTGCTGCCGGTAGGATGGAAATGTCGGGAAGTGGGCATGAAGGTTTTATGGAGCAACAGCGAAAGTGATCCTAATCCGCTGTCGCTGGGGCTGTCAACTCAATTTCCGGCTGGCCGACGATTTTTGTGCGCATGTCCTGCAGCATAGTCCAGAAGTGACCCAAGGCGATGCCCAGCTTGTCCGTGAATTCGTCCGGCTCGATCCGCATCCGCAAGCCGGGCAAGCCAGGGCAGTAGCTCACGAGGTCCCACCATTGCCGCTTGCTGATCCAGAGCGCCCCATGCACTTGGCAACGGTAATCCATCAACAGCCGGCGCGGGTCCAGGCAGTAGAGGACATGCGTTTTGGACTGCGGGCATTTCAACTCCAGTCCGCCGGTCTCGCCGACCAGTCCATCGGGCGAGCAGCCGAAGCGACCATCTTTGGTGGTGAGCCAGCCGGCGCGGCGGACTTCCAAGCCGGTCTGGAAGCAGTACCATTCGCGGGCCTCGTTCTCCGTTTCGATGCCCCACCGGACGGCCCGGTTGGTGAAATTCTCGACGCCTTCGGGAGCGATCAGCCCGAACTCGTCGCCGATCAGCTCGGCGGCGTAGTCTTCCGCTTGCTTGCTAATCTCGCCGCGAGCGGGAGTTAGGATGCGGTGATACTGCGAGGCGGAAGGGATGCCCTTCTTGAGTTCCCACCATTCCTCGGTGCCTTGCTCGACGACGAATTCGAGGAAGTTGTCGTATTCGATGCGGTCGATCATGTTCCCACCCCCTTCGCCGGATCAGCCACGATCGCGCGGCCGATGGCGGCCATTGACGCCTTGAACAGCCGCTTGGGCAGGTCGTCAATGTCAGCAATCGCCTCGGTGCCAGCCTTGGCCCGCGCCCACGCCAGGAACCGCTCCTTGTCGAAACCATTGCGGTCCAGCGCCGCCTCGATCTGGCCAATCTCGTGTTGGTCGATCCGCACCTGACCGGCTGCGGCATCGTTGTCCTCGTCGGCCACAACAACGCCTGCAGCGGCGCAGAAGGCATACCGCTTGTAGTAGGAGAGCACCAAACCATAGGCTTGGGGCTGCGTTATATGCGATGCCTTGGCGATCTCGGCCAGGTCGGGCTTTGGCCCCCGGAAGGGGTGATCCTCAAAATGGCAGCCAACGCGGAGGCGGCAAACCATCGTAAACTCGACTCCCTCCTCCTTGGGCGTGAAACACGTCACGGCAATCCGATGGGCCTTCAAGTGCGGTCGGGCGACGGACATAACATCCTCGAAGCCGGCGAATTTGAAGCGGACGCTGCCGCCCTTCTCCTCGCGGTTCTTGACGACTCGGCTCTTGGGGACCATGGGGCAGTCAGCCTGGAAGCCGGCGAGGGCCTCGGCGTAGGCGGCGGCGGCTTGGTTGGCTTGCCAGCGCTCGGCCACGTCCATGAGCTTGGCGAGGGCATCGGGGTTGTAACCCTTTTCGATGCAGGTCGCCAGCATGGTCCAGGGGGTTTGCAGGGCAAGCGGGATAAGGGGGGCGGGTTCTTGGGGTTTGTCGTTCATTGCTTGTTCTCCCAAAAGCGCCGCCGGAGCTGGGCGACTCCGGGGGCGCGGGTGAGTTAAACCGGGTTGACCGGCTCGGCGATTGGCGGGGTCATCAAGCGATTCAAATCGGCGACAGCCTCTTCGGCTGGCGGCGGATTGAGGGTTTCCACGACTTTCCGAAAAACGTCTTGCAGTGAATCTCCCTTGAGCCAAGTCTGCCCATTCCAGAGTTCCCAAGAGATTTTCTCGTCACGCGCCGACCAGTAGGAATAGGACCATTTCAATTCAAAGTGTTCCTTGCCAAAAAGAGCTTTGAGTTTGGCGATTGCTTCGGAGATATTGCCGTAGGCCGTGTCAGGCAGCTTGGCGGCCTCGTGGATGCGCTCCGCACAATGGCGGAGTTCATCGACCAGATGTTGCAGTGAATCACTCATTCGTCGTTCTCCTCATCGGGTTGGGTTGATGGGCGATCAGTGATTTCGTCAGGCTCCAAAAGCCCCTGTTTCAGCATCCATCGGCGTTGTTGTCGGCGCCAGGCCTCGCCGATCATCGGGGCGACGATGA